TGCGGGAGCTCCTTCTATCAGTGCCGCTGATCATGGGCACCATCTACCTGATCCAAAACAAGCGGATCCCTGATCAGTACAAGATCGGGATTACGGGCAACTGGGCCCAGCGCAGCCGCCAGCTAGAAGTGGGCACCAAGACAACATGCGTCACCACGGCGAGGGTGAATGACCCACGCAGCCTGGAGAGCCACCTGCACCGCAAATTCGACGCAGATCGGCTGCCTCAGTCCGAGTGGTTTCACCTGAGCAGTTCCCAGCTGCAGTTTGTGCAATCCGCCTTCCGCAAGGCTGAAGGGGATTGCCAAGAGATGGCAACTGTTGACGTTGCTGCGTTGCTCCAGGAGCGCAAACAAGCCGCAGCAGAGCGCAGCGAGCTGATCAGGATGTGCGCAGAGAAGGCGCGGGCCTACCAAGAGCTCCAGGCCAAGGCCTCACGCCTGGAGCGTGAGGAGTTAAAGCGCGAGCTGGAGCAACGGCCTCAAGCCATTCGGGAAGGCAAGGTGGGCAAGTGGACAAGGCGAGGCGCCTTGGCTGGCATGGCCAGCATGGTTCTGCTCGGCTTTGCCTGCGTTACTGCTGACGTGAATAGCGGCACCAGCACGCCAAATAGGGCGCTGGGGACCTTGGTTGTGTTCTCAACTCTTGGTCTACTTCCCGGCGCCATGTACGGCAGCCTTGCTGGCTTCATTGCTGGCAGCATCATTGTCAAAAGGGAGGACTGAACCCATGACGACTGAAACACTGATTGCTCATCACGTTGAGGCCTTGATTGGCCTCGGGTGGCGTTGGGAAGGCCGCAGCCTGGTTCCTAGTTGTGAGACTGCAAAGCTGTTGACAGCGGAGCAACATCAAAAGCTGTCACGTGAACTGATTAACAATCCGGAGGCTTTGTAGCGATGGCTTACAAAGGTATCGGTTTTGCGCTTGGTTTATCGGCCGGGCTATGGGCTATTTCTATCGGGGATCCCCACTTCTTTACAGCAGAGCATCTTGAAACCATCTCTCACCATCTGGCTACCGATCGACTTTTATCTGGGGATCAGCTGCAGCAAAAAGCGGCTGCTGGAAGTGCCCACGGTGCTAGTGGTGAAACAGCGAGTGAAGGCTATTCGAATCGAGTTAACTTTTCTGTTGAGCCTATGTCTTATCGTTGATTTTCGTTCCGTCCGGATATAACGCAGATCTGCTGCAGATTTGCTAGTTAAATCCTGTCAAGATCATCCCGCAACTGTTGCCTTCCGGTTACTGTTGCATTGGTGAGTGAACCTTGCAATGTCTGATCTATCAAAGCTCCATGCGGGGCTGCTCTTCTGTCTCCATCAGCATTCTCAGCTGCGCATCAGCCAGCTGCACCTGCTGTTGACCGTGGCTCTCAAGCCTGGCCAAACACAGACAGAGCTAGCCCTGGCCTGTGATCTCACGCTGTCCGCCGTCTCTCGTGCGTTGGATGTACTGGGCTCCTCAGGCCGCCGAGATAAAGCCAGTTCGGCCCGTATGGGCTGGCTGGAAACCCGGCGCAACCCAGACGACGATCGGATTTTGCAGGTGTATCTCACCAAAAAGGGCCACGAGTTTGTATCACTTTTGGAGGCAGTTACTTATGGCAGTTCGGTATTGCCCGGAACGCAATCGGTGGAGGGTGCAGTTTTCGCGTGATGGCAAGCGCATCTCACGTGATTTCTTCACTGAACGCGAGGCAACGGAATGGGAAGCAGGCGCTAACCCGTCCCGTATCTCAGCTGTGCGGGAGGTCAACCGCAAGCGGCACCGTGAGGGCACGCTGGGCGACATGGTGAAGATCTGCCGCAGTGCTGACTGGGCCGGCAAGGATCCCAGCCAGCTGGAGAATGCGGCGCGTCTGGCGCGGCTTCTGGGCCCTGAGGCTCACATCAGCGAGCTGACCATGCGGCGCCTTGATGACCTGGTGGAGGACCTGCGGGCCAATGGCCTTAGCAATACAACCATCAAGAAATACATCAGCGCCGCCAGCGTGATGTTGAAGCGAGCCTGCCGCCTTGGCTACATCGACGCCATGCCGTTGATGCCCGAGAAGCGCACGCTCAAGTCACCAGAGGCACGTGATCTGGTGATCCGTGATGAATGGATGGCTGCCCTGTTGGATGCCCTTGAACGCAAGGAGAACCGGCTATCGCTGGGCCTCACCATTTTCTTGCGTGAAATGGCCTGCCGTGTTGGCGAAGCACTTGACCTGACATGGGACCGAGTTGATCTCAACAAAGGGGAGGTTCAGTTCGTCAAAACCAAGGGGGCAATGCCCCGGCGATTGCCGCTGACCAAGCCTGCCCTTGGTGTGGTCAAAACGATGAGGGCACGGGGCTTTGAGCAGGTGTTTCCAACCTGCTACAGCACGTTCCTGAGTCACTACAGCGACGCCAAACATGATGCGTGTGATCGGCTGGGTCTTGGCCCTGACGTGCGCAAGGAATGGGTCATCCACACCCTGCGCCACACCCGCATCACGGAGCTAGCGGCCAATGGCCACGCTGCTCCAGCCATCCAGGCATGGGCCGGCCATGCTTCGTTGTCAGTGACACAGCGGTACATCCACGCTGCTGGCATGAATCTGACAGCGTTGGCACATTGTTGAACGGTGTCTCACACCTGAGACGATGGTGCACAATGCACCATGGATGCACCAACAAAACCCTGCGGGGGTCTAGCAATCTGGTGAATGCAGCGGACTCATAATCCGTTGCAAGATTGACAGAACGCAAGAACCTAGGCCCCAACAGGGATTCCCACTGAGATCCCTGAGAATGCACGATCAACAGTTGAATGCGGTCAAGGAGCCGCTGCACCAACAGCTTGAGCTTGAGTCCTGGTGCAGAAGTACAGGCTCTGACCGGATCCTTTCCACCAAGTGGGAGAAGGGTGCTAGTGGCACATTGACGCAACGGTTAGCCACTCTGTACCTGGAAAAGGTGTTGGAGATATATGAGAAATCACACCGCACTCCGGGGCGTCAGCAACACATCTGGGCATTGATGACTGACAAGAAAAGTGTCATTCATGTTGCCCTTGAAACATTGGCTTATGTGATTGGCAATCTGAACGATGACCGGCCCTTCACCCAGCTCGCTTCTGTCATCGGTAAGCGGGCTGAATACGTGCTCTGGTTACAGCACCCGCAGTGGGGTAAATCGATGCACCTACAGGGCCTCAAGCTCGCCACCAACAACGACCTGAACATGGGTCTGGTACGAAAGCGCCTCATGGATCAGGGCTTTCGTAAGGCCGCGGCCTACCACCCCCTCAAGCACGTTGAACGCGCAGCCCTCGGTGCCTTCTTCATTGAGTGCATTGCCGAGAGCACCAAGATGATCGAGGTGGCCATCAAGACGGTGAACCGCAAGCGGCACCGCTGGGTTCGCTACACACCCCTCTACTGGCAGTTCCTGGATCGCTGGAAGGATGCCGTGACCATGTTCCGGCCCCTTTACATGCCGATGATGGTGCCGCCCAAGGATTGGAACGGGCATACCGGCGGTGGATACCTCAGCATTGCCACCCAGGTCAGCCCCGTGGATTGGGCGCGGTGGCCGGAGGTCAGCAAGCGGATGCAACCCAGCGTGCTGGACAGCATCAACCTGCTGCAGAGCGAGGCGTACCAGGTGGATGAGATCCAGATGGGGCTGCTCGAAGCCTGCTGGAACCTGGGCCACCGTGTTGGCAGCGTGCCCACCAGGCACCGCCTACCTGAGCCTGTAGACAATGACTACAAGGTGCAGGGGCTAGGTCCCTCGGCCTACTGGAAGGCGGTCTGGAAGTGGAAGGCAGATCAACGCCAGGATGGTGAGCGCAGCCGCATCATCAACACCCTCGTTGCTCACCGCCGGCTTGGTGATGCTCGCCCCATCTGGTTTGTCCATCACATGGACCACCGGGGCAGGGTGTATAGCCGTGGATCACAGCTCAACATCCAAGGCCCTGACCATCAGCGATCGTTGCTGCAGTTCGATGAACGCAGCCCGATCAAGGGGCATGAACGGGAGTTTGCCTGGAGTTTGGGTGGTGCCATGGGCATGGACCCTGATCCCAAGGCACGGGAGGACTACCTCGGTCTGATGAGTGAGGTGATCACCCGAGTTGGCAACGATCCACTAGGCAGCATTGCCTACTGGGCTGACGTGAAGGAACCGTGGCGATTCATTCAGCTGTGCCGCGACTGGGCCTGCTACGTAAAAGACCCTGGTTACACAAGCGGCACCATCCACTGGTTGGATCAGACCTGCTCTGGTTGGGGGCATGTCGCCTGTCTGACGGGTGACTCGCAGCTGGCGCAATACACCAACGTCACAGGCCGCGCTTCAGCTGACCTGTATACAGGCCTGGGACAGCTGGTTGTCTCACGGTTGAAGTGGATCAATAACAACGAGGAGATGGAGGAACGCCGGGCCAAGACCGTGGCGTGGTGGTGCAACCACAAGATTCCCCGCTCGCTTTGGAAGAAGGTGCTGATGCCGATCATCTATGGCCGCAGCTACCTGAGCTTGGCCGACACCATCAAGTTGTACTTGCGTGATGAGGTGCAGGACTTCCTGACAGAGGAAGGGCTGCGCATTGTTGATCTTGCCCTGGTCCTGGCTACGACCACCACCAAGGTGGTGAATGAAGCACTGCCTCACGTGCGTGACCTGTCTCGTTGGCTTACCAAGCTGAGCAACATGCAAATTGATGCTGGTCAACGGGCGTACTGGTTCACGCCCAATGGCCTAGCTGTTGAGTGCTATCAGTCCGATACGCAGAAGGATCAGATCGAACTGGCCCTGGGCAGACGGACAATCACGGTGTCATTGCGTGATGCAACGGGCTGTCCTGTGAATAAGAGGAAGACCAGCCGAAAGCTAGTGCCTGACTACATTCACAGCATGGATGCAGCGTACCTGCAGAGGTTTGTTGCACATTGGGCAACATACGATCATCCAATTGCAACAGTTCATGACTGCTTTGGCACCACGTTGCAGCACGTCGGAACGTTGCAGTCAGAACTGAATGATCAATGGCATCGGTTCTATTCGGTGGACCACCTGACCAGACACCAGGGCATGGTTGAGATGGTGCTCGGTAAGGAGGTGCCAGCACCCCCAATTGTGGGGACGTTGGACCGGAACAGGGTGGGCGAAAACCCTTTCCTGTTTAGTTGACACCATTCAACAATGACGTATCATTGATGCAGCGGGCATTGAGGGCTGATGTAGCTCCGTCACCCTCATGTAAGACCCGCCGCCCACAGTCCCTTCACTTTCCTTCTCTTGGCTAAACACGTCACCCCACTGGGCACCATCGTCTTCGGCGCTGTCGTTAACCCCCGCGAAAATCCCAACAGCGGGCAGATCGAATGGAACCTTGGATTCGTTGTCCCCCTCGATAAATCTGACTCGATCTTGGCTGTCATCGAACAGGCCTTGACCGAGAAGCGTGCCGCTGATCCACGCTTCCCTGAAACCAACGAGAAGCTTCGCCTTCCCTACCGACCCAGCATGAAGAAGCTGGAAGACGGCACCAAGGAAGAGGATCCGGAGAACCTCCTGTTCAGCTTCAAGCGCAAGGCCCAGTACCGCACCAAGTCTGGCGACGTGCGCAACAACACCCGCCCTGCTATCTACGACAGCCGCGGCATGGTGGTCACCGAGTCAATCGCCAACATCCCTGGTGGCACCACCGGCAAGGCGGTTTACGAGGTGTTTGTCTACGACATGCCCGGCAGCAAAGGCGTACAGCTGCAGCTCGTTGGCTTCCAGATCGCTGAACTGAAGACCATGGAGGTTGAACTGCAACCCATTGAGGGTGGCTGGATCAGCGAGGAGGCTGACCCGATCGCCGCGGCCCTCGCTGCTGGCTGATGCTTGATCGCTACAACAGGCGGCTCCGGTCTCGCAAAGACCGCGAACACCGTTCCCAGTTGGAGCAGCAGGTGGAAGAGGCTCTGGTTTCCCAGGGCCTCACCCCTCAGTACGAAACTGAGAAGTTCAGCTACGTCCTGCACAAGAAGTACACCCCTGACTTCAAGGTGGGTGAGGTGTACGTGGAGGTCAAGGGGTGGTGGCCATCGGCAGAACGCACCAAGTTTCTGGCGGTGATCATGAACAACCCTGGCCTACCCATCTTTGTTGCGCTGCAACGTCCCAACCTGACGTTGAGCAAACAAAGCAAGACCACTTACGCACAGTGGTGCACTAAGCACGGCATTGCTTGGTGTCCAATCCCCATCCCACCTGACTTCATGCAGCAATGGCTGAACGGCGCACGACCCACCTTCCATGTCCCGGCCCGGAATGCGAAAGCACAGACGCAGCAACCCAGTACCCAGACGGTTCTGTTTTCTGCTTCTCCTGTCAACAGCGGTACACCACTGACGGAAAACCTTGGAAGTCCATGAACAAATCATCGCTGAGCTTGCTCAGCACACTGCCGCGCAACGATGCACCAGCCGTTAAACAGTCCCTCATTCGTGGCAAAGCTGAAGCACTCCCATCACGTGGCATTGGCGAGCGCACCGCTCGCATGTATGACTACGAATCCACCAACTACAAAGCACAGCCCGCACAGGTCGCTAACTACCGCGACGAGAACGGTCTGACTGTTGCCCAGCACATCCGCTACGGCGATAAGCAATTCGCCTGGGTAGGCAGGCAGAAGGGTCAGAAGATCCAGCTGTTTGGTCAGCACCTTGGCAGCGAGGGCACCCTCGTGTTGACCGAGGGCGAGATCGATGCCATGTCGATCTATGAGTGCATGTACCAGCACCGCCACAAAACCAAGTTCGTTGTTGCTTCCATTCCGGACGGTGCTGCCTCAGCCAAGAAAGCCTGCACCGATCAACTCGGTTGGATCCTTGGCTTCAAGCGAGTCGTCGTCTTCATGGACATGGACGAACCGGGTCGCGCTGCTGCTGCTGCTGTTGCCGAACTGGTTGGTCCTACTGCTGCTGTGGTCGGTGCCTTCCCCTTCAAAGATGCCAATGAAGCCTGGGTTGCACAGGACCACAACGCCATCCTCGAAGGCATCTCCAATGCCAAGCGGCAACGTCCAGAGGCAATCGTTCACGCGCCGGAACTCCTAGCCAAGGTGCTTCAACCGGAGAAGCGTCAGGGCCTGCCATTCCCATGGGAAGGGTGGAACCGGATGACCGAAGGGATGAAGCCCGGCCAGTTGATCATGGTCAGTGGTGGCACCGGGATCGGGAAGTCCCTGTTCACCCGCAGCATTGCGCTGGACCTCTGTCGTAACGGCACCAACGTGGCCTACATCGGCCTGGAGGAAAGCTGTGAGACCAGCCTGGAGCGGATGCTGTCAGAGCAGATGCAAGTACCGCTGCACCTGGATACCCCAGAGCAACGGGCTGAACGTGATCCGGCGCAGATCAAGGAGGCACTGAATCAATTCGGTGACCACCTCTACCTGCTGGATAAGTTTGGCAGCGATGACTTTGACTCTTTTGTTGCCACCGTTAAACATTACGTGTTGGCTGAGCAATGCTCTGTCGTTGTCCTGGATCACTTCTCATTGTTGGCTGATGGTATTTCCCTTGCTACTGATCAGCGGCGGGCTATTGATCGCTGCATCAAGGATCTCAAGACGCTCTGCATGGACCTCAAGTTCACCATGCTCGTCGTCTGCCACCTTTCGAGATCGACAGGCATTGGCAAGTCGCACGAAGAAGGAGGCGAGCCGACGCTCGCCGAACTACGAGGATCTCATTCCCTAGCTCAGATCCCAGATGCAATCGTCATGTTGGTTCGCAACCCCAGAGCTGAGGATCCAATCGAAGCCAACACCACCCACTGTTGGCTGAAGAAGAACCGGGTCAAGGGTGAGCTGGGTGAGATGTGCAAACTCTCCTACGACCGGCGCACCTGCACATTCTTTGAAACACCAGTCGCTTCTCTCTGATGGATCCCAACTACCGCCACAATGTCACCCCCATTCCGGAGGGTGACTACCGCCTCTCTGCCAATTTATTCAACGACCTTTACGACCATGCCATCCGAAACTTCAACGAACAATCAACCAAGTGGGAAGAAGGAAGCTACCCCTACACCTACGCCCAAGCCTTCTGGAACGGCTACGCCGCAGCCATCGCAGGACTACGCGACACAGCAAGACTCTTCCCTGTTACTCCAGAGGTGCAGTGACGTGTACTGGTTTCCGGATTCGCGCTATGGCCTGGACCATCATCACCGCATGGCTCAAGTCTTTGCTGAACTGGCGAATGAAATCGAACGATGGGCGCCGGACAAGACCATGGCTCCGCTCTGCTACCGCACAGTCATGGACGTTGCCGCTCGTCTCCGCCGCCATTCCAATGAACGAGAGTCATTGGATAAGTGACACGGCAAGACTGCAGTATTACTACCGCGAAATGGCACTGCCGGTCTACGTCGGAGCAATAGGAGACGGCCAATCAGAGGCCTTCTATTCACTGGGCGATTTGGTCCAGTGGTACATGGAGATGGGGTTGGACATGAAGGACCCCATCTGGGATTACATCGATCAACTTGCACACCAGGAACTAGCCGATGCCGCTGAATCAGATGACGCCTGACTGCCCCGGTTGCGGGGCATGGATCACCAAGGTGATCTTGACCAAGCTTGACAACGAATGTGAAAACGTTATTCGCCGCAGGCACTGTGAGTACTGCGGCCACCGCTTCTACACCAAGCAGTACCACGAGGAAGTTGTGGAGGTGAAGTGGGTGCCAGTCAAGAACAAGAAGCACACCATCCCCAAGGTGACGAAGGTGCTGCCAACCAAATTCAAGGGGCAGCTCGATGCTCCTCGTGCCGTTGTGCAGAAGAAGGTGTCCTGATGCGAGTGCTTCTTGACGCAGACATGCTGTTGTTCCGTGCCATGTCGGCAACGGAGGTGGAGGTTGAGCTGGGTCCTGACGTGTGGACTCGGCACAGCGAGATGGGATCAGCCAGGGAGATGTACTGGCAGCAGCTTCGTGATTGGTGCGAGTTGATGGGGTGTGAACTGAGTGACGTGTGGCACTGCTTCACGGACCGCAGCGCATTCAGACGCGACCTGTTCCCTGGGTACAAGGCCAACCGGAAATCACCCAAGCCGATTGGCTACAAGCAGATGCGAGCAGAGCTGCTGACTGAGGACACGGCGTTCATGTTCAGCAAGATTGAGGCAGATGACCTGATGGGTATCTTCGCCACGATGTCGGTTGAAGATGAAGTGGTGATTGCATCAGGTGACAAGGACTTGATGCAGATACCTGGGCTACACTTGTGGCTAGATACAGGCAAGGAGCCTGAGCCAGAAGATGGACTTGTGGTTGAACGAAGCAGTGGCAACATCATCCAACGAAATACAAGTGAACATGCACAACGTCGCTTCTACCAGCAGGTCCTCACGGGTGACTCGACGGACAACATCCCCGGTTGCAAAGGGATGGGACCAGTCGGAGCCAAAAAGCTCGTCGATGGATTCGACCTCGCAGACCCTGTGGGTTGCTGGGAAGCGATTGTTCGGACGTATGAAACGAAAGGGAAGGTGGACCAGCCATCCCATTTCGCAACGGAACAGGCCCGACTGGTAAGGATCCTCCAGGCCGGGGACTACAACTTCGACACACATGAGGTGAAGCTATGGAATCCCCCGACAAATTGAAGCGCATCATTGCATCGAAGCTTGATAGCGAAATGCTTGATGCACTTGATGAGCTGTTCCCCGAGAGAACACCAGAGTTGAATGACTCAATAGATCAGATCCGATACGCTTCAGG